CGGAATTGGCTCTGAGGGCCATGTATCGATCCAGATGGGGCGCAAATACATCGGTGTTGAACTCAAGCGTAGTTACTACGAGCAAGCCTCTCGTAATCTACAAAACGCTTTGCGTTTAACTAATGATCTATTCGCGGAGGTCGCGTGATGGCTCGCATACGAACAATCAAGCCAGAATTTTTCACGTCAGAGGACATCGTTGCACTCGATCCGATGTCGCGGCTTCTCTATATCGCGTTGTGGTGTGAAGCAGATCGTGAAGGGCGCATGGTCTGGAAGCCACGCACGTTCAAGATGCGCTATTTCCCTGTGGACAACTGCGATATAGACGCCATGTGCGATGCGCTGGTCGAAAGCGGTTTGATACAGCTTTACGGCGATGGGCTGGCATTTATTCCGCAATTCACGTCACATCAGGCGATAAATCCACGCGAGAGTGACAGTAAGTTACCAGTCCCTGATATGTATATGCGCGTCACTGACGCGTCACTGACGCGTGACGACGCGTGCAACGAAGATGAACACGCGGCAGTGACGCCCAGACAGGAAGGGAAGGGAAAGGAAGGTAATTCTACGCGTCAAACCTCGACGCGAAAAAAACAAGAAACGCCGATCCCTGACGACTTCACGATTTCTGATGCGGTTCGCGCATGGGCCGAAACGAATGGCTACGATCAACTCGATCTTCATCTGTCGAATTTCATCGACTCATGCAAAGCCAAGGATTATCGGTATCGGGATTGGGATGCCGCCTTTCGCAAGGCCATCTCATCGAATTGGGCGAGGTTGTCGCAACGTCCGAAGCCTGTCGAAAATCCGAAGGAAATCATCCCAGGAACGAACCTGACCCGAGCCAGGGCCGATTTCCTGCAAAGGATGGGGCTATGAGCCGAATCGATGATCTTCTGGCGCGTCTGGAGCGCGTCAAGCCGTCCGGTCATGGCGTGTGGCAAGCGTGCTGCCCTGCTCATGCAGACCGTTCGCCGTCAATGCGAATCCGCGAATGCGACGACGGGAAAATCCTGATTCATTGCTTCGCTGGATGCGGTGTCGATTCGATCCTCGCGGCGGTCGGGATGGAACTTGACGCGCTGTTTCCCGAGACGCTGAAGGACGGGAAGCGCGAACGGTCGCCGTTCTCGCACCGTGAAGCGATGACTGCGCTGTCGTTCGAGGTGACGTTCCTTGCGGCGTGTTCCAACGAACTGCGCAAGGGCAACAAACTATCCGACAAGGATCACGCCCGTCTGGTTCTGTGCGCATCGCGGCTTATTTCGGCGGCGGATTACTGCTCTGGGCGGAAATCATGAACGCACTGGACAAAATAGTTGAAATGTTCCCGAATCGTATCGGCGACGACATCGACCTGGACCCGTACCGCACAGAAGATTATCGGCCAAGGGTGAAGAACGCGACGGACTACGCCGAAGCTCTGAAGAAACGCCTGCGTCAGCGCGGATCGTGGGGCGATCGTACGGGGTTTATGTGCGATGAGCATTTCCGCTTTCGCCCCTACGAAATCACCATCTGGTCGGGTTTCAAGGGACACGGAAAGTCGTCTGCACTCTCTCAAGTCCTGCTCGGCCTGATGCAGCAGAAGCGAAAAATCTTCGTCTGCTCGCCCGAGTTTCACCCGGTGGAATTGCTGTATCGCTTCCTCGTACAGATTCTCGACTCCGACGATCCGACCGACGAAGAAGCCGATGGATTCCTCGAACTCGCCGCGCAATGGCTCTGGCTGTACGACGTGCAATCCAGCTTGAAACCGCACGACGTCCCTGCGCTGTGCCGGTGGGTTGTCGAGAACATCAAGCCGGATCACATTGTGATCGACTCGCTGATGAAGTGCGGTTTGGCTCCTGATGATTACGCCGGCCAGAAACGGCTGGTCGATCAGATTCAGTCCGTTGCCCACCAATCGCCCGTGCATATCCATCTGGTCGCCCATGCCAGGAAGGGAAACAGCGACGACAAGCCGGCCAGGCTTCATGACATCAAGGGCGCATCCGAAATTGCCGACCTCGCGGAAAACATCATCAGCGTTTGGCGAAACAAGGGCAAGGAGCAAGCCTACAGCCGAAGCGATTACAGCCGGAACGACGAGCCTGATGCGCTGTTCATCATCGAGGCGCAGCGGAATTGCGGCGGGTGGATCGGCACGGTCAATCTGAACTACAAGCCGTCGTCCATGCTGTTCTACGAGGAACACCGCGACCCGGCGTCGTATGTCTCCATCGCAAAGGCGGAGGTGTCGTTATGAACATCACGCCGGGACCATCCATCCAGCGATACGCGCAACTGTTCGGACTGGACGTCGACGAGGTGGTCGATTGGGTAAACGCTTACGTCAATCATCCCGACGAATTCCACTGCGCGACAGAGCCAACCGAGAAAGAGCGTTTCAAGTCGATCAGCAACTACATCAAATGGCAAATCGATGAGACAACAGACGCGCACATTCGCCAGCGCATCGCGTTGCAGAAGGAGAAGGCCGCATGAAACGCATCGGCGAATACCTAGATGAGGCGCTGCGCGAAATATTCGAGGAACGCGCAGCAATTCGTGAATTCGACGCAGGCATGCCTCGTGATGAAGCGGAGAAGCAGGCGATGGAGGATGTGGAGAATGTGAAGTCGGAAAGGAAATCGGCATGACCCGCGACGAATACCTCTGCAATACGCGCCAATTCGCCAAGCGCGGCTTCGACCTGCCACACACGAAGGTTCCGCCGTTGGCCGTCATCGCGATCCGTGAGGCCGCGAGAACGCGCGAGGATATGCGGAAGGCGATAAACGAAAAATACAGCAACGCGGCGCTGGCGAAGCAGTGGGGTGTTCATGTGCGGACGATTGAGAAGATCCTGTCGTACGAAACCGCGAGGCACGTCGTATGAAGAAAATCTATCGCCTCGTCCATCCGCAAGCCCGCGAACTGGCGCAGGAGTACATCAGAAACGCGCCAGACGGCCATATCGTCACAATCGCTGAACCATCGCGAACGCTCGATCAGAACGCGCTTTTACACGACATCCTGACTCCAGTATCGAAGCAATGCGATTACCTAGGGAAGAAGCGCAGCGTTGATTTCTGGCGCGGCCTCTTTGTCTCGGGGTGGGAGATTGCTTCGGGGAGAAAGCCTGAAATCGTGCCGGGTCTGGAAGGGGAATTCATCAACATCAGGCGCAGCACGACGCAGATGAACAAGCGCGATTTCTCCAGCCTGTGCGAATACGTCTATGCCTGGTGCGCGATGAACGGGATCACCCCGCATGAGGACGCCGCATGAAGCCGCGTAAGTGCGCCAACTGCAAAGCCGAATTCATCCCGTCGCGGATGGGGCAAAAGGTCTGCTCCGTCGAATGTGCGAAGTCGATCGCCATCAAGAAACGCGAGAAGGTCGAGAAAGCACAGGATCGGAATAAGCGCGAACAGTTGAAAACACGCAGTCAATGGATGAAGGAGGCTCAAGTTGCATTCAACGCATTCATACGCGAACGGGACAAGGACAAACCTTGCATCTGTTGCGGTGAGCCACTGCTGGCCTCTGCTGTTGGTGGTGGATTTGACTGCGGCCATTATCGGTCCGTTGGTAGCGCTCCTCACCTTCGATTTGATGAACGCAACGCCCACGGGCAGCGAAAACAATGTAATCGCTATGGTGCTGGCCGCGCTGTCGATTACCGCCTCGGGCTTATACGTCGCCTCGGTGTTGCCGTGGTGGATTCGCTTGAGTCGGACCAAACGGAAAGGAAATATACGGTCGATGACCTGAAAGCGATTAAGGCTGAATACGTGGCGAAGTTGAAGGAACTGAAAAAACAACGGGAGACGACGCATGGAGAAGTTTGCTGACTGGCAGGACGCCGCAGCGGAAGCCGAAGCCGAGCAGCGAGACGCCGCAATAGAGGAAATCCGCCGAAAACTCGCTGAACAGAAAGAAATCACTTATGCGGCCTGTCAATGGTGCGGCGATCCCTCCGGAGGGAAGAGATATTGCACCGCAGATTGCGCAATAGACGCAGAAAAACACGCCCGAATGACGAT